ATTTTCCTTGCAAAGTTTTGCAGTACGTTCTTTTTCTTCCTTTGTTAATAGGCTGTTCATGAGTTGCAATTTTTTAGGTACAGGTATCTACTAGTTAGCTTTAAGTTTGCCGAATATATTGGTATGGTTTTCCACAAGTATCGCACTTTTCAAAATCTTTCTTCGGTGGCACTTCGTAGCATCGGCAAACCTTTCGCTTCGCAAAGCTAACATCGGGTAATAATGCATTGTTTTCTCCCGTGTCAACCTTCACCCCACCGCACTGCTCGTATGCAAGTTCAGCCATTTTATTTAGGGCTTCTAATAGTTCTTTGCTCGGTTCTGTATCTCCGTAAAATGTAGCATGTCCGTGCTTTATAGCTACGTGTTTATGCTTGTATGGGTATTCATTATCTTTTGCCATCGCTTATAGTATTTGTTATTTTATGTTCTCGCATTTACTTCTGTGGGTAATTCAACAAACAACGCATCATACCCGAATCCCGTTGTGTGCAATTAAAAAAGGGATAACTGCCGCTGATGTAACTTTATGCGGTTGCTTGCCTTTTCAAAATACTCTTTATCAATTTCACATGCGGTTAAATCATAGCCTAAGTCATGGCACGCAATCCCTATGCCCCCCGCACCTAAATGGCTGTCAAATATTGTCATTCCTGCAGTTGCATATTTAGTTAGTAACCATTTGTAAAGTTTCACGGGCTTCTGTGTCGGGTGTATTGCGCCGTCTTTCATTATTTCAGCCCTGTTTATTATAACCCTCCGCAACGCTTTTTCAAATGAGGTATAAGCTAATTCACCGTCACTCATACTTAAATCTTGTCCTTTATCCCAAAACACCCACCCCATGCTCGGTGGCAAATAGCCCGTGAAATAGTTAGCCCCCCAAACAATTTGATGTTTCGATATTCTAAATAGTTCATTCCAGTATTCAGCATCGGGGCGGTTTTTATCCCAGTCTTTTTGCTTATGCTCTTTGCGTTTATGTTTCGGATTCTTTGTAAATGTTTCAGGTTGTCCGCCCCTATTTATCCCATAAGGAGGGTCTACTATTGCTAAATCAAATTGTTTGTCCACACACCCACGCATAAAAGGCAAGCAGTCAACATTATGTAATTCTATTGTAGGTCTGTGCATATCCCTTTTTTAAAAGACACACAACACCGTATATACGGCAGTTGCGGTTTGTCTGTATTTGTTACTATTGTTCATTTATTTAAGTCTTTCTATACTTGGTCAGTCGTGCATCTAATCGCAACCGACCGCATATACTTTTTCGTTACCAACAAGCGTAATTTACTTTTGCTCTTCGTTGGTAATTTCGCAGCCTAATAATTCATAAAATGAATATTTCTCATCATGGAACATTATGTTTTCTAATTCCTCCACAAATGATTCGTGTGCAAATTCAAGCACAAAACATTCGCCTTCTGATTTATCTGGCTGGCATTGCAGTTCTCTACCGTTGCGATTTATTGTACATTCACCCTTGCAGTTTTCGCAATCTTGCTGTTCGTGTTCTTCATCTTCAACCATATTCCATTGGTTCGCAACTCCGTATTCGCTATCTATTTTCTTTAGTATGGCTCTTGTTTTTTCTACAAACTCTTTAATAGTCATTTGTGGAGCAGATTCTTCGGTTGTATCAATTTTAAATAAGTCGTCAATATTCATTTTATTTAGCTTTATGTTTTAAATTAAATTCAGTGTAAACGCCAGTAGGTAACACGTTATAAAATTAACCCCGAAAAGGGGTCGCTACGCTTAATCTTATAACCATCGTTAGCTGCAATATGGGCTATGTTTGTGTATTTAATCAAAGTCAGTACTATAAGCCCGTATTTATTTTTTTTCTCCCCTCTTTCGGTTTTTCAAACCGATTTGGATTAAATCACGTACTTCACGGTTAAAATTGCCTTCGTTGTGTTTATCGGCAGAGGTTTTTACAAGGTCTTTTAAGCTTGCTGTTATCCTTATCATTTGTGGCATTAATAATTCTTTATCTTTACTCATCTCTAATAATATTTAAGTATCTTGTTATAGTTGCTGGTTGGTCATCGAATTGTTCAATGTCTTGGTTTTCTTGCCATCTCATAAAGCGTTTTAAATGATTTCTCAAGTAAGTAAACTCATGCTCAACACATTCTTTCTCGCTTGTTAAAATGTTTATAGCAGCATCATATTCAAGGATTAATTTCTTTACCTCTGGTTTATTATGGCTCATAACCTTACCAATGTGCAATCTATGTTTTATCAATTCCAATTGGTGTTTTAAAATTTCTACAGGTGTTCCCATGTTCTATAATTTTAGTATATAATTCAATTCTATATTTTACTTTAGGGTGGTTTGGGTTTTTAGCATTCTTATAAAGCTTAATACTTTTATTTAGTTGGCGTATTAAACTATCTACATTTCCGTAACTAAAAGCCAGCATTTTATTATACTGACTTTCTATCATTTGCGCATCCATTATTTAATGTCGTTTTTTGAAACTGGCATCATTCTAAAATTTGAAGGAGAACAATAAAAATATCTTACTCCGCTTTTAGTTTCTTTTGAATAAACCTTAAAAGTTTTACCGTTTGTAAAAGTTACCGTTTTATTTGTCTCGTTGTATTTGCTATAATCAATCATATCTGTATGTTTTACCGTTTTTGTATATACAAATATACATTTATTTTTCGTATATACAATAGCAATACTAAAATAAATGTAATTTTTTCAAAATTATTTTGCCAACACACAAAAAAATAAATACTACTGTAGTGTTTCAAATAGGCTTTAGCGGGTTCAAATCGCCCATACAGTCAGCTAACACGTTGTATAATTCATTGCGAAAAGCAACGAAATCATACAACCATCCGTTAAGCCTCATTTAAGGAGGTTCACTTCAACAATATCTATTTTGCAATCTAAGTGTTTTTGTAGTGCGTCTATTATGCACCCACCTTTGCCAATTAATAGTCCTGGTCTTCTAAGGTGTATCGTTAATTTATCGTCTTTGTATTCTAATTTGCAAACTCCCATTGCAAAGGTGTTAGAGGTATTTTCAACTGAATCTATTCCATAGCATCCATCAAAATAGATAAGGAACATATTTTTTACTTTCTTAGCCTGTTCTAAATCTTGCTCTATTTTTGCCATCACGCAGTTTTTAATAGTTTCACATTTAATTAAGTTCAGTATTTAAACACCCCCAAATATAACGCTTTTTATCTATAAACAATACTTTTTATTGCTTTTTAATACTTTTAAGGCAAAAAAAGGGGCCCGCTAAGACCCCTTATTCAACTAAATACAACCTATAAACCTACTTACTCTTTTTCTTTTCTATGTAAAATTGGATCTGCCTTACAATGAATTTTAAGCCATCGACAAAAACAAGCTTTTCAATACTATCATTAACTTTTTCAAAATCAATTAAACCGTCAATAATAATGCCTGCTTTTTCGGCTGCTTTTTCGTAGTAACCATTTAAGGCTAATTCTGAAATATCATTAATCATGTTATCATACTCGTCAGGCACAACCTTGTCCGCATACTTATCTATCTGATTTAAAATAAGTGTATATGCTGGCTTTTCCACTATTTCAAATATTCCTAAATTGGTTAGCCCGTCCAGAATTTCAATAATATTTTTCTTTGTGTCTTTTGTCAAAAATTTCCCGTCCATAAGTCCTATTTTTTGAATTTGATATATTTTGTCAAGCCTCTTAAAGCATCTAAAGTACCAAAAATAAAATCATCAACCGAATTTTTTTTAGTTCTTTTAGATCTGGCAAGGCCCCAATCTATGAACATGTTGGCTGCCTTGGTTATTGCTGCCACTGCAACTATTTCTAAAATGCCATTCATAACCTTAAAAATTCTACTTTAAACCATATAAATAAACCTAAAAATAAAAACCAAGCCCTAACTATCCAGAATTTCCAATCACTAAAGCGAGACATTAAATTGTCCCAAACATAAGTAGTCGTACCGGTATGCATAATATCCAATCCTGCGAATAAGTTAAAAAACGGATCAAATAAAGCTATTCTGAAAAATAGATAAATTATTCCATACCCAATTAAATGCTTATAAGTGATTTTTGTATAAGTTAAAGGAACGAATATAAATGAAACGATTACAATGTCCTCAACTATTTTAGACATTGCTTTATCTCCATTAAAAAATAAAGCATCCGTTAAGGCTTGAAGTATTATTATTATTGCGTATGCTATTGGTGTCATAATGTCAAAATCCAATTAGTTAACATGTCTTCAAAATACTCGTTGTGCTTATCATTCATAAGCTTTTCAACATCGCTTTTATTAGTCTGGAATAGCCATTCTATCAGAATAGCATTATATAAAGGCTTAACTTTTGAATTCCCTGCTAAAATTGTAAAATTGGCTTCGTAATCCGGGTCGTTACCCTCCCATTTTGCTTGCCTAAATTTTTGGTTCGGGTATCTGGCATGAAAGTAGTTAAACCAATTGGTTGCGTACTCGTCTGATGCATCTTGACCTTTAGAAGTCCATACCGCAGCCCCATTTGCTTTGCCCCAGCCGTTAATATCACAAGTTTTTGGATTTTCTGCGTCATTATGAAGGCTAATTACTAAGGTTTCATCGTAATCCTTCGCAATAGAATTGTATTTTAATACCCTGTTAGTAAGGCCCGGCTCGTTCTCTTCGTAAACAAAAGGATAGTATATGTCTGAACTCTCTTTTGATTTAAGGATATTATTAACCACTTTAATAATACGCTTCCGGCCCCAAAAGCATTCTCTATGCTTGCCGTCTGGCGATCTTTTCCCAGGGGTATTTTTCCCGTGTGGAGGGTCTAATATTATTGCTTTGCTCATTTACTTTCTCGTTTTAAAATCTTCATAACCTCTTTGATAAATTCCTGATGGTTTTGCATTATTTTAAATATAAAATACATCTGAATAACAGCTAATGGAGTTTGTGTGAAAACTGTTATGTAATCACTTAAATTATCCATTAGTTTCTGAAATTTTTTAATAAATGGTTGTGTATGTCCCTAACCATTTGCTTCGTTTCTTTAATATCGTTTTCGACATCGTTATGAATTTTATCATGGTTAGACCACCTCAGCAATTGATCTTTCTCGTAATTTTCAGTACTTAATTTATCATTCAATTTTTGCTCTAATTCATTTGCATTTAATTCATTTGCTGACAACCAAAAGGCCAATAAAGCAACAGCACTACCGCTGGCTGTCATGATCAAAGCATTAATTATTCTATCTCTCACTTTCGGTGCCATATTTGAGCGGTTAAATAAATTAGAATTATGATAATAGCAATACCGCCAACCGTTAACCTACATACACTGGTTACTAATTTATAATATTGCTCTATGTTGAATAATAGATAGACTCTTAATATTGCCATTACGCCCCAATAAAAGCAAACAGTCGCAGCTATTCTTCTATACATTTTTAGCACACAATTTTTTCTAATATCAATAAAAACAACCATAAAATAAATAGCAGTAACTAACCAATAAGCGCACACCCAATAGTTAGTATAATTATCTGCAAACAACTTATAAAATAATATAAGTGGAAAATATAATATGGTTGCTCGTATTGTTAATTTCATTTCGGCTTAACCGTTGTTGGTTCGCCTTCTGGTGGAGGATCTCCCGGCATTCTAAATTCTCTCATAATTTCAAGTTTTTAATTATCTTTTAAAATTAAGTCGTAACCGCCCACAACACCTAAGGTTGCGGTCGCTGCAATCACTCTTATTCTTATGTCTGTTTTTTCAGGAATCCCTCCGGCTGGAATTCCGTATAAATATTGCCACGTACCCGTACCGATGCTATTTAACGAAACTTGCCCTTTCACTGCCCAAGCTCCATCGGGGATAGTATTAGGTCTCATTAACCATTGAAATTCAGCGACCTCCCCTGCTTTATCATCGCCCGCCATACCTACATAACCTTTTACAAAATACGCTGTCTTATTTGCAGGAATAGTATATATGGTCTGTTGAGTTTGGCCGTCTCCGACATCTACTTGAATTCCTGTAGTTCCTGCCCCATCAATTTTGACAGTTAACGTTCCCTCGTTAGCACCAGAACTACCAGCAGTAAGTACAACGCATCTAAACAACCGAATAAAACTTGAATCCAAATCTACCGGAGTAGTTCCATTTAAAGTAACCTCTTCACTAGATTCTTGCCATGCAGTACCTAAGCCATACACTATAGCTGTTCTTGCGCCTGTGCCTGTAGAATTATCATCTGCGTCTGTACTGGCGATTTCAACAGCTTGGGCGGTTGAGGGATAAAAAGCATACACTCCACCACCTCCCCATACATCATCCCCGGTTGTCGCAGCCGGGTTATGACCAAATTTATTTACCGAACTATACCCCGGAACCTCACCCATTGCAACTTTAAGGTAAAAATCGGTATTAGCAGTGTAGATGGTTTGCGAATAAGTCGCTAAACTTATAAATACAAATAGTATTATTGCTGTTTTTTTCATGGTGTAATTTTTTAAGGTAAAATATTTTTAATAAACCAATTTGAATCATCGGAATATATTTCAATAGCCCCATAGTTGCTATTAATGATAACACTTGCAGCTCCATCAATTGTGCCAGACTCAGGGGCTATTCTTATTTTATTTGTTGAGGCATTCCCTCCGGCATCTTTTATAAAAAGATTGTTTCCAGAAACTTTAAAATCATCTTCCAACACTATTAATACGGTGTCAGTTGTTGTATATGTGACATTTAGATAGTAATTAGTTCGATTTGTCGTATCTGAAATGGCATCTACCTCTTTTATATAAGATCCAATATTTCCATATGAGGCCGTCACCTTATCAAAAGAAGCATGAACCCCTTCGGCGTATAAGCTGTCAGACAAAAACTTATAATGCGTAGCCCCAGCGTCAACGAGCTCCATAATAGAAACACCCGGATCTCTCTCGGAAATAGATTCATAATAAAAAGGAACTGAATTAGGTTGATCCAAGGGAAACAGTCTAACCCTCTCGTATCCCAAATAATATAATTTGAACGAGATAGGGTCAGTAAGCATGTAAGTAGAGCTGCCCCACGTTGAATTTAAGGATCTAAAATTATTAGCAGCTATAGCCCCATCCCAACTAAGTCTAGTGGTATTAACAGGTCTTTCGCTGCCATAAAAGAGACTATTAGCTTTGTATGATGGATGAGGATTTAAAGTATTACCGTCTTTTTCTAATATGCCGTCAGACAATGAGGTGTAAGCCGTATCAGCAAATCCTTTTGGAATTAAATAATCATCAGTCCAATTCGCGGGATTGTAATTATTCAACCTAATCCCATTCACGTCAAGTATGCTCTCATAAATAGTCCCATCATCTACTATGGTGCTAGTTATCTCAGAAGAACCGGCTTGATCGCTACTATACAAGTCTACTCTAGTAGTGTTACTAGTGAATGAGCGCGCATTACTTATCTGAAGTTGTGCATAGCCCATCACTGAGTTAGTAGAATGAATAGCTTGATCTCCTCCTAATAGGCTCAGTTTTGAGCCTGTACTTCCGCCACCAATAACCTCAATGTAATTAAAGTTACTATCAATAACCGCACCGCCTGCGCCATCTGACAAAACTACGTCACCTTCATTACCCGCAGGTATGGAACCACCACCGTAAGCTGTATCAGCATAACCTTTCGGTAGAAGGTGTCTATCCGTATAAGTGCTTGGTAAGCTTTCATCATCAGAATAGTATATCCCTGTCGTATCTATTTTAATGTTAGTAGTATTCATGTCACCAACATTACTCGCAACTGCAATGTTAATAACCTCAGGCAAGACACTAATACCGGCATCAGCACTCCCATCGTCATAGCCTCCATACATTTCACTCGAAGTACTAGTAGATGTCTTACTGACATTAACACCGTTGCCGTACTCTGTGTCGCCGAAATTATAACTACTCCCTGAAGGCACATAAACACCATCGCCATCAATTACAACACCTGCCGGGAATACTACTTCAAGAGGCTTAAGAGTATCTGCCGTGCTAAGTATACTACCATCTTCAAACTCAATGTCTGAGGCGTATATCTTCCCTTGGACTCCTGATAAACCCTCTATTGAAATCTGAATGCCTTGTGCCAGATCAATAGGGTATTCTGCTCCGAATATATAGTCTACATTCGGAGTACTTGGGGCGACAGATATAGTTGCTGTAACTGGGGCAGCATCTACCTCGATATAATAATCCGTATTGTCTAAATAAAATCCATCTGGACCGGCCGAGAATTCACCATTGATTATTGATACACCATAAATGCAGTTAATGATCTTACTTTCTGCATTTGAAGCAGTTGCATTGTTGTTAATACATGATATATTCTTAACCTGAATAGCCGGTTCTGTGTGATTAATACCTTCAATTACTAGTCCTCTGAATGTCACAAATCCCGAATTAGCACATCTAACAATTCCAGTAGTATTTGATCCGTAAAAATAGGTGAACAATAATGAAGCATCTACAGAACCAGCTCTAAGAGCCATTGTTCCGTTGATGTTACACCCGTCAAATACTATGTTAGACGCTTCGTGCCTGAAGGTCATGCTAGTAGAGTAATTAATGTTACATCCAAAATAACTAACAGCATTAAACTGTTTAAATGTATTGCTTGTACATGTGAAGTTTAGCAGCTCGTAATAGAAATTCGAGGTATTCCCAGATGAGGTGATTCCAGCCATAGTTATTGAAGACCTTTCTCCGTCATCTTCTAAATCTAGAATTGTGTTTGGCTTTAAAAGATATAAATCATTTTCTAAATCGGTCATTGATGAAAGAGTGCTAACAGTACTACCATAGATAGGGAAATAATTATAGTTAACATCTGAAGGCTCTTTCAAAAAGCAATTCTTGACTGAATCAGCACTCCAAACAGGGGGCGCACCACCAATTAAAACATCATACGTGAATGGATCAGCCGTAGCGGTTAAAGTTGGCGCTATATACAACGTATCAGAACTTCCTTTGATCTTAAAGTAAGAAGTTGATGTTAATAGTGTAATTGTTTCAAAATTAGTCTTCGCCTGAGCAGTCAAAGGGTAATTACCCGAATCTAATTGAATAGTTAAATACCCTCCATCTATTAAAGATCCAACCAAATGATCTGAAGCTTTTTCAATAGTCGCATAAGGGAGTAGTAATTCTCCTGTTCCGGTAACATCATTCCCTAAGTGCTTAGACACATACACCGTTGAATCTCCTGTTATTTTGTTATCTACTTCGCCATATGCTGTATTTTGTTCGGTTCCGTCGCTAAATGTGATTTTATCCCGAACTCTCCATAATTCATAATTCGCTGTATCCCCGAACAAAACAGGAATAAGAGAGCTATCTAAATCAGTATAACCATTGAGATTATTGACTTTTAAGTTGCCAAAAACATGATTATCACCATGGCTATAACTAGGCGTTTGTTGAGAAAACAAATTTAAACAAAGTAATCCAATAGTGATTGTTAAAATCTTTTTCATAGTATTTTTTTTATAAGGGTTCATGCTCCAAAGTTAAGGTTATTTCTGTATCATTTCCATCTGATAGATTGTCTTTGAATGTTATCCTAATGTCATTTCCAGATATTGATTTTGTGATTGTATCTGTGCTCGGTGGTGATGAATCAATTGTTAAGTCAAACCTACTTGTTATATATATACGTGTGTCGGCTGTGTTGGTCACTTCAATAACGCCTGTTTCGTACAAACTCCCCCTGAAAGCAGAGTATTTAATACGCACTACTTTGTTTGTTGTGATGTTGCCAACTATAACAGTATAATTACCGCCATCAGGCACAGTAATACTCATAGGAGTTTCAGCACCTATTGCTATTCCATTGATTAAGACTTTTTTATTGAAATTAAAACTGTCTAAGTCAGTGCTAAATTGATAGGCTTGAGTACCGTGATATAGCTTTGTAGTCCCGTTGCTATTTTTATGTTCAATAGTATCATTTCTAATAATATCATTTCCATAAACGCCACAACACGCTAATGATGTTAATATTACTAATAAATTCTTCATAATTAAATGCTTATTTGTCCAACCCATGTTCCTGATGTTATAGCCCCGTTAAAATCAAACGACACTCTGTTTGATGTAATATATGTCATAATTTTCAATGCGTCTTCATATGTTCCGTCAGGTCGGCGTATTAATGGCTTAGGGTATGCTGTATCTAAGTCATGCGTTAACGTTAATACGCCACCTATTAAATCTGAGTTAGAAAAATTAAATGTGTGAACGCTATCTGATATATTTTGAGCTTGCCCAAAATTACTATCAATATCTTGCAGCAAGTCCCGTGTTTTGTAATTAGTCCCTTGTGCTTCTGCTTTGGCTTCTAAGTCTATATAGCTCATACCACTTGAATTCTTTTAGTTAAATATATAGCTTCTTCTAAGTCTACATACACAGGCCACTGAATTGCTATTTGATTTTCGGTAATTTGAGTCCCTTGTATTGATCTATTGTTAATTGTAAGATCATTTATTAAAACGTAATCTTTTAATTCCTGATCTCCCTTTCCTGATGAGTTTATATTTAATTCTTGATCTGCGTTTAGGTTCGAATTTAACGTTAATCCATTAGGTATCAGTACTTCCTCAAATAAAAGCTCCATGTCTCCAAACTCTTGAAGGCATATATCAAATGTATTTTGACCGCTTTCTACTTTCATAATTCAAAGGTACTAATTATTGTTTAAATTTATCATTCTCTAAATCACTGGATTTTGTTTCCATAAGCACACTACCATACCATGTCGCAGCAGCCGTTTTCAACGCTAAACCACCATCCTGAGGGGCAACTACCCAACTAGTGAAAGCTTGTTTTAAGGCATTTATGTCGTCTTCAATTAAATTCAGACGGTCTGTTGTATTTTGCGAAATTGGGACTCCCCCTAGTTCTCCTTTATTTAATTTAATGAGTCCATCCTCTATTTCTATAATTGAATCGCCTATTATTAATTGGATAAAATCTATTTCAGAATAAGATGTTATAACGCCTGTTAGTTCATTTATAAAAGAAAGGCTTATAAAGCTTTCTAGTTTAGGCTTAATATATATACCTTCTTTTAATTCTAAACTAGCTTGTATTCTGGCTTTTCTTTCAGCATCCCCATTTATAGGCTCTACTTGGCAGGTTCGCTTATCCTCGTCAATAGAAATAACCTTACATATCTGTGAATATATTTTCTCTGAACCCATTTGCTCTTTGGTTATTTCTTTTATGGCTTCTGACAATTGGCTCATACGACATTAAAGCTAGCGATTTTATAATCTAATTCTATTTCCTGATATCCCCCGTCTGTTCCGGTTCTAGTCACTACTGATTTACATTTGTACGCTCCATTTCTTTCAGGGTATTTCAATGAAAATAAATTAATAGTGTCGTTTACTTCAGTTAAAGGTTCTAAAAATGTCGTGAAACTTCCTACGAATCCTTTATATATATATTTGTTGAAATTATTAGTTAATTCCTCGTCTAATTTATCGGCTGTTTTGTTATAGTAATTTAATGTTATTTGCTCACCCGGCACCGGGTTGTCACTTAACACAACACTATCACCTTTTAAATAAGCATATCTTACTATTTTTTCATTACTTTCTAAGTTGGATATTCCTTTTATGCAAACGTTTAATTGGTCGTCTTGCCTGTAGATAAGATTGTCTTGTACTATATTGTGTTCAAAAATAAAATTCTGCGTATTGTTGGCTGTGTCTGTTAAGCCTCCTATTCTAAGTACAGATTCAATAAAATATACTCTTATTCCGTATTTGTTTAATTTTTCTAATACCTGTATGCTGTTTATATTTGAATTATTATCTATAACCCAATCACCAATTACTAGAGACTCATTATCGTATTCAACAGTTATGTTTGCGCCCTGAAGCGAATATTCAACTATGTCTTTAATTGTTGCGTTAGTAAATGCCTTGCTGGGTACGTTTATTTGTTTTAAAACATAACCATAATCCTCGCAATGAATAACTACATTTTCTTTTACTTCTATACGGCTAATGAATCCATTAAACTTTATAGGTAGATCATTAAAGGGCTTATTGTATCCACTCCATACTTTTACAATGTCATTTACCTTTATTAAGGCTGTTAAATTTTGAGCTTCATTATCAATCCCAGCAGCTTGATTTGTCTTTTTATATAAGATGTTAGGAAATGTAATTACGCATGTTTGCGTAAAGTTATTGCGCGATTTAATTATTTCACACCTTATATCCTCAGTAAAGCTAATATCATCAATTTGTATCTTTTGATATAATCTTTTCACAAGCCTAAAATAGTATTTAATTTCTCACTATCGTTTACCTCTTCTTCCGTAAACGTTAATATAGCATCCTTATCTGATAAGCAATTTATTTCAAAGTTCTGAGAATATCTACCCCCTTCTGTTTGGGTTAGCCTGTAATCTGTTATAACTATAGAGTCAACACCGCATATATTATTTAAGTATGATGAGCTAATGGGGATAGCGTAACCAGCATTACCTATTTCTACTAATATTTGCATCTCCTTTTCTGGGAAGTAATTACCTTTTAGCTTCCTTGAAGAACTCCACTTTCCGGTAATTTCATCATATTGCCCTGATATTTTGCCCGATATCAATATTGAAAAATCACCTCTTGATATATATTGCTTAATAGTTCCATTTCGCCCCCTAACTACTGATGAAGAAACATTTTTTGTCATTGATGCATCAATCAATACCTCGTTCAATCTTAAAGGAGTGAATGTTTGTTTTTTTCCGGTAATATCAAGATAATTATTTGCCGTTTTGTCTTGTAAGCTTCCAAATGTAATGTTATCATATATAGGGGTCCCTAAATAACTTACATCAATAGGCGTGTCTAATTCAAGACGTTTTAAAGCTGATGTGAAAATACTTTGCTTAACTATCGACCTTCCAGCTCCTATAGGTGTGTTTTTATCTGCCATTACCCTGCTTTATATGCTAATTGCGTGTCGTTCAATGCTTCTAAAATAGTCTCAGTTATCATTCTCTTGATAGCTGGCTTGCCTTCCGTTAGTGTTTCTGTGGTTATTTCCTGAGTTTCAATTAGCTTATTGATACTTATGTTTATTACTTTTGGTGAGCGAGATGTTATCTTAGTTTCTTTTTGTAAGTCTTGTCCTTTTTTGTCAAGGGTTGTTTTTAAATTTAAACTTGCACTAGTGCCTCCTATGGCATCTCCTATACCTCCATCTAATAATTTCCTAACACTTTCAGAGCCTTTCTCTGCCTTTGCGCTTAATTTTGCAATTCTTGCCTCGACCATATCTATAGCCTTGGCTGTTGACTCGTAGCCCCCAGCTTGAACGCCTCCGAATGCCCCTACTGCCTGACCCTTCCTTGCTGTTTTCAATCTCTCATTTAAAGCACCTAGTTTTATTTCCTCTTTTATTATCTTCTGCAACACTTTAGCCGTTTTAGCTTCCTCTTCTGCTATTAATTCCCTACGCGCCTGTATTCTTATATTTTTAATAAATTCCTCGTTCCCTTTCTTTCTTAGCTCGTTTAATTCTGCTTGTGTTGTTTTTTCAGTTACTAATTTCCCCAAATACGTACTATACTTTGTGTTTAATGTGTCTATAACTCTAGATCTAGTAGCCTCATTAGTATTTGCTTTTTGCAATACATTTATAAGTGAATTATATTCAAATCTTTCTTTCCTTATTTCCTCTGATGCTTTTACCTTAGCTATCTTGTCTAATGATTGAAACAATTTAGTGACTCCCTTTGCCATCTTACGCAAGGCTGGACTGGCTTTCTTACTCATCGTTATTGCAAATCCCTGAGTCGCGCTTTTAAGCTTAGTTAAGTCTCCTGCTAAGTTGTCTAGTTTTATTTCTGCCATTCTTTTAGCAGCTCCTTCTGAAGCTTTTAAAGATGCTGTAAAGTCGCTTAATTGACTGCTTCCGGCTTGTAATAAAGCCCCAAACGCCCTACCCCCTCTTGCTCCGAAAATATCTAATGCCTTCTCTGCTGATATATTTCTATCTTCAAATTGTTTTAAAACGTTAGTTATACCAACAAATTTACCCCCTGTATCCCTAACTTGTACACCTAAGTCTTTTAATTTCTTAGCTGTAGGGCTACTTGATCTAGCCATTTCTAATATTGCGAAATTAAGAGATGTGCCTCCTATACTTCCTTGCAATCCTGCATTACCCAACAACCCTATTGCTGCTGAAGTTTCTTCCAAAGATTGACCAACGACTTTAGATGTTGTACCAGTAAATTTCAAGGCTTCAGCCATTTGCTCAATACTTGTGTTTGAGCTTGTAGCTGTTTTAGCAATAATATCATTAACTCTCCCTAAATTCTCTGCTTTAATCCCAAATTGTGTTAACACATTTGAAGCTATATCAGCAGCCCTACCTAAATCTATTGAACCAGCAGCAGCTAAATCTAGCACTCCCGGTAAAGATTTCATTATATTCTCAGTTGAAAAGCCAGCCATAGCTAAAAAACTCATGCCTTCGGCTGCTTGCTTTGCGCTAAATTGTGTTTTAACCCCTAACTCCTCAGCTTGAGACTGCATCCTTTTAAATTCTTCATACGTAGCGTTCGTTAACGCTTTAACGTTTGACATTTCTTTTTCAAATACAATACCCGTCTTAATGGCTTTTGTGAATATGGCAGCCCCTCCAATAGATGCAGCTAATGGGGCGAATTTCTTCATAATAGAAGTTAAATTACCCATCGACTTACCCATCTTATCTACCGATTTACTAGCCCCTTTTATTGGTTTGGTAAATTTATCTTTTAGGGTTATTGTATATTCTACATTTTTCTTGCCCATTTATCCAAATTTTAACGGAACTTGTGCCATTGGTAATACTTGATCTTTTTCTAATAATTCAATATATTTCCAATATTTAGCAAAATCGTTCAGCGTATCGGGTTCTTTTTTAAAATAAAACAGGATTAAAGCTAACATTCTCAGTCGCCCTAACCCTGTTTTTTTACATCCGTATAGCTTTAATTTTTTTTTAATTCGCTATCGTATATCTGAATAAGATTAGCGCTTTGAAGGCAAAGGGTTATATATAATTGAGTATTCTTCTTAATGTCAATTATGTCATCACCTTTATAGCAAGCGTCAAAAACAACCGCGCCAGAAGTTGCCCTGTCTGGCTCTTCCTTCCATAACTTTTGAATGCCTATTGCATATATTTCAAAAGTCATTTTACTTTCATCTAATTCGTATTTCTTTTCCTCTACTTCAATTATATACATTAAAATACGTTTTGAATATGTGAACAAACACAAGTAAATTGAACTTTAATATCGGTTGTGTCCTCGTCTGAGTTTTCCTCTACGGTCTGGATTAAGATGTTTTTAATTATCTTAAATCGAGGTGCTTCTGGATTATTAACCGTTAACGGAATATCAAAAGGCAAGATGTCTAATAGATCTTTATTAGGAGAACCTAATTCCAATGCATCAGCGTCTTTTTTTGACATTGTGAATGTTAACTCCGGGGCTTCCTTCTTCCCTATCCCATAGCCTACAGGAAGCTCTTGTGTTCCGTAAGAGAATTCTTTTATCTGATTTTTAGTTGAACTAATGTCAGATATTGAAGTAATTGGCACACCTACGATTTGAATAATTAAATCTTGATGTGCTATATTTCGTCCGTTTATTACTGCTATTCCTCTGGCCATATTATCCTAATTTAACAGCATAACTGTTGTTTATAACTATATACCTAGCTTTACCTTTAGGTATTATTTTTACAGCGATTTCCAGCGTACTTGTCTGTAAAATATCCTGCGTCTGGTCAATCTGAACCTCATATTGGGATATTTCACCATCGGCTTTCATGAATTCTAATTCAGCAGCAACAATAGAATGGTATTCATTAATTGTGGCTTGCGCTAAAGTGCCGTCTTCGTTAAGAGTTATGTCACCAACCAACTTAGGAACTAAAGCAGTGTATATATTACGCTCTGCCTTATCCATTGTGCGGTTATTCTCGGCAGTTGCATAATCATCTGATCTTGCGATGGCCGTATAGTCATCGTTAAAATACACGCCCGTTACACCGCCTGAAAATTCTCTCAGATATGTATAATGGTAATCGTTTAACTGATTTCTTAACGATTGCGATTGATTTTTATATAAGTCTCCTGTTGCAAATCCGGCCTCGCTTAATAAATTACCCTCTGTTAATGGGAATAGTTCAGGATTAGCAATATTTAAGTTAACCTTAGCGAATGCTAAACTTCCTAAAATAGTTCCTAATACAGATACTGAATACCCTACAATGTCAGGCAAGTTCAAACTAACCTCACTGAAATAGTTAGTATCATAAGCCTTTTGCCCGGTACTTGATCTAACAGCAATGTATGTTTTGTTAAGCCATTTTACTTTATCACCTGCAACATAGCTAACGGAAGCTGAGTAATCTGCTTGATGGTAATTACCGTCCTCTCCTAACGCTACTGTAACCTTGCTCGCTGTTAAGCTAGACAGATTTGAAAGTGTTGAAAGCGTAAGAGCCGACATATTAGCATGAAACACACCAAATAAATTTTCTTTCTCTGTTCTGGCTGTTTCAAGTTCCGTCTGTAATAATGCTAATTGAGATGTGGCAAAAGCCTCACCATTAACAAAAATACCTAACTGCCTTACGTTACCTCCTGTTTTTTGTCTAAAATCAGGTATATCTGAAGCGTCAAATGTAGCTACTGGATAAATACCTACCCAACATTTACCATCTGGCTTTTTACGAAAAAATTCAGATATATGATAATTCATTACAGCATTAAAAGATCCGGCTCCGCTAGAAAATTGTGTTACCGTTGCTGCGCCTGTTCCTGAACTTGCAAACGCTATAGTAGCGCTGTTAGGAACTTGACCTAATTTAGCCGGAGCAGTTACATTAACCGTTGCCGTTGCTAGTGCAGCAGAAAACCCATGCTGTAAAAATCCAGCATTTAGCGAATCTACCAACCCTTGAGCTATATCGGTATCTGCATCGGCAGCTAATACCGTGTAAGTAGCCATCAAAACGCCATCAATAGTGATTGTCTCTACATCTCCAGTTGCCCCGGCTGCGGTTATCGCAACAGCTCCCCCCGTGGCTTTAGTCTCATCAGTATGAGTATCAGTTATTCCTAAGTCTTCAGCGTCTTGTAAGCTAAATAACGGTTTCGCATTATCGGTTAATGTGAAACCGCTAGGCAGTGTGTCTGAATAAAACATAAAGCCAGAGATATGATCCTCAGAAGGATCTCTACGCCCTAACCCATTTGTTCTAATAAAAGATATGTTATTTTCTGGCATATTATTCTTTATTTTGCTCAGAAGCTGAATCAATCATCTTCTGAATAGTTTCATCGCTTGCTCTACCAGGCACTGTTAAGCCTAATGATTTAGCCCTCTCTCTAAGCGTTGGTTCTTTACTTGGTGGTGTTTTGGGCTTATTTTCAGCCATATCTTCTTTGGTAAGCTTATATAGCCTGGTGTCAAGTCTTTTTGAATGGGCATCAGCGTATGATTTCGCGTTATCATAGAACATATTTCCATCCTCTGAAGCATATATAACTTTTACTCCACCTTCAAAATAAGGCTTTGCTATCTCTATTAATTTCTCCTTTGGGTATAGCATATTTTTAAGTTAAAGAGGGGTTATTAACCCCTCGATTATTATGAATCTTGTACAATAGTTACAATGCCAGTTCCGTCTTTTCTCATTGGCGTGTTGTTGAAACGAACCAATGCAGAATATAAATCAGCCTGATAAGTAGGTGATCCCATTTCAGAAAATACTTTAATTGTTCCTAATGCTCTGGAAACTTCATCCATTTGCCAGCCCACACAAGCCCAATGGTCTGTAGTTGCCCCGGCTGCTCCTACCGCTTTTTTAGTCGGCGTTGCAGCATCGGCATAGACTAATGTGTGCGCTCTTTGGATTATTTTAAACCCATAAACCTTAGAAACAACACCATTAGCAATATCTCCATTGCTGAGGTTTTTGTTATAATCTAAATTTAGCAATTGAGCTTTGTTTTTCTCTACAAAATCCCAATAAATATCAGATGGAATTAACATGTAACGACCATCATTTGACACTTTATCTTTGTCTAGCTTCTTAGCTGAATTAGCCATATCAGCAAGTGTAAGAGCTTTCCTATTTCCAGTTCCAGAAGGAGGCGCAATGCCTGCCGTTGCTGTTCCTGTTGTTAGGATTAGTTGACCGCCTGCGGTTACTAGATCAGCGCCTCCTAAATTGTACGCTCCATCCAATCCCATTTCATCATTAAGCTTGTTAACGTGCTGTCTCAAAATAGAGGCTGCTTGATCGTAACTTAATTCTCTTTTGTTCTTGTCCGATACTCTGATAGTTCCTAATGAATACTCAATCAAATTGTATGATTGCTTATCATCAGTTCTATCAATAACCGGAATAGGGAAAGACCCTCTGTCTCTTGCCACATCAGGCAAGGCCCCTGCTAGTGGAATTTCTACAGTCTTATCATTTACAAAACCGTCATGCGATACAGCAAGCTTTAAAAACTCAGAACCGCTAAATAGTTTTTCTTTTATAATGCGTGTAAACGCCGTTGTTCTTACGTCAGCCATGATTAATCTATTTGTTGATCGGCACCAGCAGCTACAAAGGCAGTACCGTTATACATGAATAATTGATTTATTGTTTTTCCTGCCACTCCTGTAATTGTAGCTGTAGTAATGCCAGTTCCGAAAATAGTTGTTTCCGTTCCATTAGTTTTTGATTGCACCAATATTTGTGCACCAATATTAACGTCGGTTCCGATCGTTAGATTTATTGTCCTGTTACCTGTAGCCTCTACTGTAACGCCGTCAATAATGGTACTATCGTTAGTTATCGTTACTGCTTGCGCACCCGTTGCTGTTAAAGCAATTGTTTCAGGCGTTCCGAAAGGTGATCTTATTGTGCTCATTTTTTATTCCTCCCAAGTTTTTTGTAATTTCTCGATAAATTTTGGCATGTCTTTTTTCATCCTAGCGAGTACATCGCTATGATTCTGCCACAATTCACCGTAATTCATTTGCGCTACCGTAAGGCCGTATTTAGCTGCGATTTCAGAAACATTATCGCCTTGTAATTGTGCTGCTATGTCTGCACCTTCTACAGTAATAGAAACCTTTGCTTTAGATACCAGTTTAGTAAAATACTCAGGGTTCTCAATTGCCATCGCTTCAAGATCAGCTTTCTCAGAGGCTTCAAATTTGCCTTCTTTGATTGCTTTTTCTACTTCGGCTTTAGCCATTGTCTTTTTGAGCTCAGTTTCTTTTGCTTTAAAATCCGTAACAGAGGCTTCTAGTTCTGTTACTTTTTTTGTTTGCTCAGTTGCTTTTGTTTCTTGTTCTTTAATCACTGCTTGAGCATCTTTTAGATCGTTCAATGCAGAGTTTTTTTCAGCTACAATTGAATCAATTGCGCCAACGATTGCCGTTTCGCTTGCTTCTGGCTGTAAGCTCAGTTTTGCAGCGACATTTTTGTAATCTGTCATTTTGTTATTATTTACGTTATCTTTTTCGTTATAAAATGCTGCAATACTCTGCATTTTTTCTTGTATGCTTGCCTCGGCTTTAAATTGAGGCATGTCTTTGATTTCTATGATGTTTTCTTTGTTGATTAGTCCGGCTTTCCGTGTTTGTTCAGCATTTAAAAAGGTGTCTTTTGACATCATTTTTAAAACTTGCGCTTTAGCCATTCCGGTGACATTCTCAGATATATTAGCAAGCATCGTATTAATTACTTGTAGGTATGTCTGATCCTCTACATCGTCTGACTTAATTACATTGCCTTCATCATCGACAAATCTAGCTGCATGAATCATATTAGATGCAAATGAGGCCATATGTCTATTTTCTTTCTTAGCTGCGAAGAAAATATAAGCCCCCATAGACATTGCAAAGCCGTCATTGTATGTATGCACTGGAATTTTTGATTTGAATATTGAGGATATTATTTTAACCCCCTCCATGACAGAACCGCCTTCTGAATTTATTCTAAAATGAATCTCTTCTGCCATGTCATTCATATTAATGAAAGCCATGTCAGACTCTATATAAGCACCGTTTATTCCTTCTCCTATAGTGTCGTTGATATTGAATTCAATAACTCTAGGATCTGTACTTTTTTTAGCATAAACTAAATTCATAGCGCTAATTTACCGATTAAGCTTGCTATTTATTAACGAGTTACGTATATTTGCTTTTTATTGATTATATTTGAAGCTCTGGAACTAGACAGTACATTAGAGACTTTTGTTTATCCTAAAGATTCCGATAAAGATTTAGATGAGTTAGAGGCTACTCATTGGCATATACGTGAATTTAATTGCGAATAATATTACATTAAACATCTCTGCTTAACTATATCGACTGGCAAATTATCAATTCGACTCAGATCATAATATGTTAATTCTTGATCTGAGTCTTTTAATGCTTTGGCTTGATAATTCTTATAATACTTCATAGCCGTGTTATAAGAACACCCTTTGTAATTTTGGAACTGTTTTTTGTTTACAAACATTAGCTAATATCTTTGGCTGTTCGTACTACCTCATTTTCTATAATCAAATCCCTATCAAAATCAACATCGTCAATTTGTCCAGTCTTTGTATCACTTAACATAAGGGCTAATTCTTTTAGGTCTGTCTTGTATGTTGTAATTAAATCAAATACCCGTCCGTGAGACGTGTCTAATAAGTCACCAATTCTAATTACTGGTGTATAATAAGGATTGTTTTTAATCTCTTGAATATATCTATGCACACAATGCCTGACAGGTTCGGCTGTTTTAAATGCTGTTGTTTCATCGTCTAAATCGGCAAACACACAATGAACTGTAACTAAACAATTGCCGTCTTGTTCGTTGTTAATAATATACCCTAATTGCTTATATGCGTTGTTTGTTGTTGGCCCACTCCATTCGGTTGCTATATCAATTGCTACGAAAGGGTAGTTTCTAGGTCTTTCTTTATTTTCAAAATCTTTTTGACTATTAAACACCTCGATTGAATGTATAGTTTCATCAGCCATTAATGGCTGTAATGCTATTTCTATATCTTCGAATAACACTAGCTTTGCTGATTTGTCATCTGTTGTCGTCATAACATAAACAGTTTATCAAGTTCTTTATGTAGGGTTTTTTCATTCTTTAGGGTTAGCACAGCACTGTCACCTATAAACTCTCTCTTAGGAATATCAATAAAGCTACCCTTATGTAAAGCTAATCCTTTCCAGTAAGCTTTTTCTGATTTGTTTTTAGTGTCATAATATTTAGCCCAAAAGAATTTACGCATCTTTTCGGTTATCCTTATCTTTTCACCTTCATTGTGTGTTTCAGCATAATCTTTTGTTAAGCTACTTGTACCTATTCGAACCCTTTTAGTGTTTACCTCTTTTTTCTTAATGTCTTTTTGTAGTGTGCCTGTACTAATTAATGTATTCCTACTTCCTGATCCTCTAGTAAATTGCCTTTGCTTCCATCCGTTTTTTGAATCATTTGTTTGCCCTCCCCCTTGAGTAAAGCCTTTTTTGAAATGGTTAACAGAATTAACAGCCATTTTTCTAGCGCCAGTTAGCAAGGCTTTGTCATATCCTTTACTCACTCGACCTAATTCAAACGATCCTTTTATTTTAACTGTTACACTCATAACCCAAAGTTAATATCTAAATTGAAATTATCAGCTTTGTACGACTCGAAAGCTTCGCCGACTTTCATATAAGGGTGTGAGCCTACGCCCTCAGTTTTAAAAATCATCCTACTCTTAGCCGGATTGAATTTAAATTCCTTTTCTGGCACATCTCTAATAGATTTTATTCTTTCTTCTGGCTTCACTTTCTTGTTATATTCTTTCGTCCTGTTTATCTCCCATTCTTTGGTTGACCTGTTACCGCTCTCTTTTTGCTCTAACCAACACCTGCATTTCCATGAATTTTGAGGCGCGATACTACTCCAATACGGATCGTTTACCGGAGCCGTGAATCCCTCTAAAGCTGCGTGGGATGCTCTTACCCGTTCGTCTTTTTGAGTGTGATAAACCAACAAGGGAAATATGTCTTTATCTTTTTCAAACTCTTGCCATTGCCTGATATTCTGAGCTTGAGTTACAGCCGTATCTCTCTCAGTTTTTAACCATGTATCATTAAATACAGCATCAAGTTTTTTTACGTCTGTTAAGTAATCATTAAATGGCCGTATAACTCCACTACTGTCAAGTATCAATGATTGGCTGTCTTTTATTTGCTGGAATGTTTTAGCTCCTGAGAATATATTAACGTTTTCCCTTAGATCGTTTAATAATAACCATTCTTGTGTTAAAGGTGTTGATGTTGACAGTCTTTTACCATAGCCTTTGTAAAGGCTAGATTGAAGCTTACTAGCAGTATTTTCATACATGCCTACAGGTAAGTTGAAAACTGTAATTGCCCCTAAATAAATACCTTCGTATATTTCGTCCTTTTCTTCTTCAAGCATTATATCTCGTATGTGACAAACATCTCACCTCTATTCATTGACGGATCATTGTAGTTTGTTCCATCAAACACGCCTCCCGTATCTCGCAATAAATAAATGTATTCTGGATCACCAACAGTATCAACGCCCCAGTATACATTTCCTGCTGCGGATAACTGTCTAACTCGCAATAACGATGCGTTAGTATCCGGCTGTATTGTAACTTCTATTTTTCTTATTTGACTAGCTGTGATATGAGGCATCAGTGTAGCTAATGGAAAACCTAGCGTAGCTGATGTATCCATATCCCACGCGCCTGTATTGATTTTCTCAGTTACATATGAGCCATTAACTATATCAGCTAACCTTTTAGGATTTCCGGCACTAATACTATACGGACTTTTTAGAGTATTTGATGTTGGGGGAGACCCAGTGCCATATGCGTACGCCCTATTTTTTTTGTATATATTAACAACACCGCCTAGATTAGTCTGTTTTGCTCCATCTGGATTATTTGTTGTGACTTTCTCAAAATAACTACCAGAAGACACGTGTTGATCTACAGCCAATATTTCACCATCTAGCATTACAAAGCCAGCGGTTAGCTCATCTACTCCGCTTTTTTCTACTCCATAGATAATAAAGTTATTACCATATGCTTTTAATATATTTTCTATTGCTTGATACAGCCCTTTTGAATAGGCTTCTTGCCCTAGAAAAAAATCTAAGTCGTCCCAATTAAAAGGAACGTCATTCGATGGTGTAGGCACTACTAGTTTGTCCATTTTCAATAAGTGTTAATAGTATATCTTTTATCTGCTAAATTGTATCTTAAAATAGTTGCTTTAAAATTATCCTCGCTGTAAATCAATCCAGTAGGTATTTTAATTATGTAATTAAAGTCAGAACCAGAATCGTTTATTCTTGATACGTATACTGAGGTAATCCCCTCGCTTATTCTTGATACGTATACAGGTGTTATTCCTTCAATAGTTCTTGATACGTACTGAACGCTTGTGCTGGCCGTATTAACTATATATATACGCCTCAATTCATTGTCGTGCAAGTCATTTAAACGTTTAGTGAAATATATTATTTGTGCATTGTATTTTAAGTCCTCCCTTGTATTGGATGTGAATGATGCAAATGTGTTATTAAGTGTTTGCAAACCACTCAAGCAAGCTTGAATAAATCTTAAAACATTTCCGTTACCGTCTTTTACAAATATGCCCACTATCTACTAATATCAGGTGAAACAATAAAACCGTTCTGGTTAATAATATTGATTAATTCAGGATCATTTATGTTTAATAAGTTTAGATCTCCCTTGGTTACAACATACACCTCTCGTACTTTAAATGAATCTCGTTCTAAATTCTCCCTTATCTTCTTCTTGAATTCATTTTTATCTATGTCCGCAGCAAGATATTTCCTAATGCTAAACCCTAGTTTTAGTGAATTATAATAATTTCCTTTACTTGATTCCAAAATAAAATAGCTTTCCTGCTCATTGGTATTCCCTAGTTTGAAGTCTCCTTCTTTTATATCAAAATCTTTAATCCTTATAAAATGAGGGATATATTTATTCGCAAAGTCTGAATAATCAACTGTATATATTTCCTCATTCATCTTCTATGTATGTTAGTGTTTTGACAAGATTAGACGGGTAATCATAATAGCCGTCTAGCTCGTAATCGCTACCCATAGCTAAATAACCAGCCCTTGCAATATACTGTTTTCCAATTTCTGTTATTACATTAGTTGCATCGGCCCATATTTGTGTTGCTGTTTTTGCATCACAATTATTAACAACAACATTTCTAACGCCTACTACTGCTTGGATGGCATCAATTAACGCTGATATTTTAAACTTAGAGTCAAACGATATCTGTTGGATGTAATTTGTAATAGCTGTCTCTACTGGCTTAGCCCCATCCTCTAAAGATTCTCCACTACTATTTAATACTTGGCTATTATAAAATATGTCTATAGCAAATTTTAATTCATCTGCATCCTCGGATAATATATCTAAGTTAGTACCTGCCGGGGCTAGTGCTTTAGTCGCTTGCTCTATAGTGACGCCCCCTTTCATATATACGGTGAATCCGTTAAGCTCATCAGCATCTAGTTTCTCAAGACTACCTACCTCTCCTTTTGCTACTTTTATAAGTATTATTCCATTGGTGACTATCGCTGTTGCTTGTGTTATTATTTGAGCATCTTCATCTATTGTTGTATAGCCGTAATATCTGTTATTCAACCACTCTAATTGGTATCCTAACTGAAATTCCTTAGATTTTTCGACATACCATGGAGTTTGACCAAACTCCCTATTTTCTAATGTTGTTTCTATTTCTGTTTTAAAAATGTCATATAACTTTTCTTGTGTCCATAGCGCATAGGCAACAACATTCATAATCAACCGCCATATAGCTACTTTAGATACACTTAATTGTTTAATTACTGTATTTGCCAGTATTTTAAAGTTTTCGAACGTATATAATGTAGACCAATTGTCTGGATTAGGAAGCAAAGTGTCTAAATCTGTGTTGGACTCCTTGCTTGCTGTTAATTCGTTATATATTGTTTGTAAATCCCTTGCCATTTTTATTTAGATTGAATACATTTTAGATGCTTCTGCTACAATTGATTTGCTTTTAGCTTGGACGGCTTTAATTATATCCTCTTGTGTGTTTTCTTTTTCATCCAATGCGAAACCCATCTTTTCTCCTACCTCGTCCTTATCAAGCTTGAAATATGGAGCGAGCGTTTTAACAGCTTCTATTTTTTGATCGTAACTAACTTTATCTTCATTGACCCATCTAAAACTACATCCAGCAATAGGTATCATGTATTTAATCATTCTGGGTATTAATTCATCATTAATCAAGAATCTTAAATCTCTCAAATACCCTTTGCCTTTAGTTTCGTATATCCTTTCGCCTATTTCAGCAGCACCAACAAATGATGTTTCATCCATAACAGACGAAGTACCCATTAAAGCTTTAGACATTTCTTTGTTAGAATAGTTCATTGCAGCTAAATAAGGTTCGCTTGAATTGCTTTTAGCCTCTTTTAACTCTACGCTATCATCTGGATCAATAACTCCCCACATAGCATTTCCCATATTAGACATCATGTTCTCCATGTTAACACGTCTTGCAGGGTCTTTTGTATCTGTCTTGCCTATGCGAATTGGGAGGCCAAACAACTCTCCGTATCTCCATAAATATATTAACATGTGTTTTTTGCCTAAAGCATGAGAAGCAACTCTGTCAAACATACCTAATACGGTTGGCGGATACACTGGAATAAAATATTGGCTGATGGATGGGTTTGTGTATACCCATCCATCTACACCATGTTTGTAAGTCCCGTATATTTCCAAACTTTTCTTAACAAACTCTCTGTTAGGCGTGACATACTCCCTTTTTATCAACTCAATATCGGGAAAGCCATTATCAACCATGTTGCCAAGTTGGATTAAAGAAACAGGGTAATATATCGCCTCTATCGCCCAATCAAGAAATTTAAAAAACCATTTCTTTTCAAAATATCCTGTTTTCTCGTCATCGACTTCGCCCTTATCATTTACTATTTCAAATTCAGTAGCTTTTATTTTATCTTTTACTATCTCTACTATTCCGGTTAAGTGTGAATCTACTATAACATCATCATAAACCCTAATCAAATCAGTCCAGTCGGGTATGTGAACATCTAGTGCGTTAAGCCTTGCGGATTGCCAATCTTTAACATCTTGCTTAGTTGATTCGAGATTGAAATAATCTATTAAATCATCTAACTTAGCCCTCCCAGGCATCGTTTTTTTGTTAATGCTTTCTGTTATTTCTCTTGCAACTATCTTTTGGCTAATATCCATTTTCTAATACTCCCAATCTTTTTGTGTTTCGGAAGATCCGTAATTAATCCTATGTCCTTCTTCTTCTCCATCCTCGTCAACCTGAACAGGTAGTATGATAGTTCTCGTTCCTTTTAACCCGTATTTTTCTAAATCAGATGAAGCTCTGTCGAACTCTTCGGATATCCAATCTGGTATGTTTGTCGGTTGAATTTTCCTGAATAGTTGAAATATGGCAATAATTGTAATTATATCTAATAACTCCTGATCTCTGGAATCACCTTCAGTAAAATATGATGTGTTTTCAGGGTAGTTACCTGTTGAATCGGCTGCGCAAACATAATATTGCTTATTAGCTGTTACCGACTCCCACCATGCTGCTTCGGTATCAGGTGTATTGCCTATATTGGATGACTGTAATGACTTATATATAGTGCCGTTGTAATTAACCCTTGCATTTAGCTCGTATGTTGTTTCAGCAACGTAATCAGATTCAGCATAATATATTAAATCGCCAACAATATAGGCTTTAGAGACTGAAAACACATTAACATCAATAAATATCTCGTCTGGATCGTACCTATGTTGAATGTATGTTTTTGCTTTTGCTACCGCTTTGTTTGATGATAAAGATATAAGGACATCGGTCGGGGCTAACGTATCAAGATCAGCCTTGTTAAGCGTGTTTTCCAAGTCGTTTCTAATCAAGTATGCCATTTTACAAATATATGAATAATTATTAAAACTTTCTATCTGTTACGCTATTCCCTAGCTTATATGAGTCTTCGGGTTTAAACTCGCCTCTTCTATACTCATTAAATTGTTCTTTAAACACCTCGCATATTATATATCTTTTTGTGTCTGAGCAATGGCCTATTAATTCAACCCCGTCAACTTTCTTCTTTTTCATTGTGCCGTCTTGAGCCTCCTCAGCAAATTGATAATCATTAATACTTTCTCTACACGTATCACTTATCATTATAGAAATGCCGAATATATTAGACTGGTAAATTTGGTTTATAAATTCAGCACTAAGCGCAACAGGCGGATTTTTAGAAGGCTTCCTAATCCTTACCGGAAAATACTTCCCTATCCTATCCCTCATCATTGTCCAATAGTTAACACCTTTTTCTAGTTTAGCATCTTCTTTATCCGAGCTGGCATCACCATATAGAAAGACAACATTTGACCATCCTATAGATCTACACCAGTTTACAAACTCTTTACATACTTCTGGTAGTTTATTTCGGGGCGTTCTTAAGCATATCTCGTGTACTTGATAAAATTCTAATCCATTATCTATTTGCCATATAGTTAATGCTGGGTAGGGTCTGGTATTCTCATCAAAAGATATATGTAATGGTGCGTCTAAATCAATATCTATCTTATCAGTATGTTTTGAAATAGAAAAGTTCTTAAAGAATTTATCTTTGATTTCTTTAGTGCCCCATTGCCCCAATGTGTGAACAATGTATTTGTATTCATTGGTGTATTTATATTGCTCTAATAAAGCTTTGTATTCACTCGGCAAGAATCTATTGTCATGATATGTCGAGTGGTGTGTAGTGTATTTGAGTTTAATTATCTCACCCTCTATATCTACTTCGGTGGTGTCCGTAAAACTTAACTCACCACTCCTTGCAGCAAAAAACCTTTGCCAGAACCAGTTATCCTCGTAATGCCCTTCAACTTCTGGATTTATAGTAAATATTTCCTGAAGGTAATCGGTTTTTGTTGTTCTAATTGATCCTGAGATATTGTAGAAATCTTCTTCATCAGGTATGTCTTCTTCGTACCATACGCCCGTTGGATCTTTAAGGGATTTGATTTTACTTGTTTTGTCTCCACCTCTGGCTAAAAACTTATTGCCATTTATACAAGTGATTTCCAAAGGTGATTTTGTGAAATGAAATAATTGATGTAATCCCCATTCTTCAACTATATCTTTAATTGTTTGGTACTGCGAATCTCGAATAGTATCAAATACATTCCTAAACAATACGTACCGGAAATACTTTTCTTTAAGACATCTTACTATTAACTTTTTTGCTGCGAATACTGATTTTGAAGAACCGCGACCACCCCACTCTATTAGATATCTGTTGGTATTGTCCCATGATGGGATAAAGGATTCGTTAATTAATTCTGATAGTGGAGGAAAGTTGACATTATCCATCAGGTATGTTAACGTTAATAGTTCTTACGTTTTGACTAACTTCTGTTGCGTCTTTCTCTCCTAATTGCTTCATTCTCCATATACTCGAAGCTGGGTTAAAATCGTTTTGTAACGCCCTTTTATTTACTCTAGCTATTATTATGTCTTGGATATCTTTTTTTATATTTACGAATATGGGAAATTTTTCGAGAAGATAATCTAGTCCTGAACCATACAGCCCAACTGAGTGAATAGCGTCCTGCAAGCATAAAATTTTGTCGTCTGTTGCTGAGTTGTTCCTCATTTGAACTAATAACTCTAAAGTAGATTCTTCAGTCCATTTTTCGGCTGCTTTATCTCCTATCTTGAATCTTGTTGCTATGCTATTATCTCCGCTTGGCATATTTGTCTAGCTACGTATGTTTATCAATTAGTTACGACTCGTAAATTGGTATAAAATTAAAGTCGTCTATTATTTATAAAGTCCCATACACCTTTACCAAAAATCGCTTCCATCGCACTTTCAAATATGTAATGGTCATAATCATGATACTCGTGGTATTCTTTATCGTTATCCACAAAGTCGATGTACTGTTGGCAAACTTCACTCAATTTTTTGGTGTCTATGCTCTTTAATTGTTCTGGTTTAGTCATTAGTTCTTTAAATATAAAAACCTTTCATCATTAGGGATAATAATTTCTCGTGTCATATCCTTTTTTAAGTAGGATTCAACATTACTCATGCCTGTTTGTTCTTTGATGACTTTGGCATGTTGAGCCGGTATGATAGTTTTATGTGGCACTTCTTATAATTCATCGCTTGCAAATTTACGAAAATTATTCCACTAGTTAAAATTAAGGCTTTAAGCCTCTATGCAAAACACCCTCTTTAATCTCTTTTTTTTTTGCTCTCCATTCTTCTCTATGAGCGTAGTAATCTAAACCACCTCTTTTAATGTCTGGTTCAATAGTTTTGATTTCACTTAGCGTTTTACATGCTTTAATTCTTTCTGATAATGTCATGATCCAGGTGTCTTAGGTTGTTAATGTTTTGTTGATGGAAAATCTTATCCATCTTTTCATCTGCTATAGTGCCTAATTTACATAAAATTATCGAAAATACAAAGGCAGGAATAATAATTGTTAGTATCATTTTAATGTATTTTAGTTATTGTTTAAATATTTTCGTACTTCTATAAACTCAACGCTGCAAGAGATATAACTACGCGTCCTGTCCAACACAAAATCATCCTTAAAATTCCTTATGAATTTAGGAGAATCATCTTTAATAACACCAGCCAATTTTAATCCATCGTTAACGAATTTTTTAGCAAATGCAATATTATCATGGTCGGTTCTATTATTTGGCTTGTACCATGTATAAATGAGATCGTATTGCCCTTCTGGATTAATGTCTGCTTTTTGTTGTTTAGCTAAAAAAGCTACTGAATTTGTCTTATACCGCTTTAATGTGGATGCTTTAAACTTATTTGCTCGCTCATCATTTATATACTCATTAAGCGTTGGGAATGGCATGTTGAATATTAATTTCATAAACCTAATAATTTATCAAAAAATACAACATTCCAATAACTACAATTACAATCAACGCGATTACAGGAGCTGAGTTGTCAGGGTTTGAATTGTCTTCGTGGCTGTATGGTTCCATAATTAATAATATTTTTGGTAATATTCTCTTTTTAGTTTACTCTTTTTATCCATAAATATCTTGAATGTTTCCTGCTTTTCGTGTTCTTCTGGAAGCATTAACATAATGTTGTCTGGATTTAACCTATAAGATGGGTATGCGCCACGACTAAGGACGTGAGCCATCTGCCAATGCCATTTGTAATGACCCTTATAGAATAGTTGTTTTCCTGATATTTCAGATACATGAGGTCTTGTTTCCCATACGTATTCAAATAATTCCTTTAAATTCTTATGTTTATACATGTATTCAAATTTCTTTCTGGTTTTTAAATTTCATTTTCATTTAATTGCTTAATTAAAAGTTCAATGTTAGAAGGGAAATTTAACTGAATGTTATTTCGTGCAAAAAAATGAGTCAAAACATCTAATATCTTATTAATCATAAATGTATCTAAATCAGTAGTGCTGTCTATTTCAAACATTGTTTTTTGAATAGGTTTCCAAATCGTTTCTTTTACTAAAATCTCGTTGTACGGTATTTCTAAATCCAATCCCTTTATCCCTGAAAAATGAAAGTTTTGCCCGATGCTGTTTAAATGTATTGCCATATGCTTGAAGAATAAATGCAGGGCCCTGTTTTGCGTTAATGTTCGCTTTTTAACTACCTTAGCTATTTTTATTCGATACGAATAACTTAAATCTAAAGCTGCAATATGATCTATTGCTTTTGTCTTTTTATCTTCAGAGTTTATTAGGATATCCATCACTTAAGATGTTTTGCTTCCATTCTTCTTATTCATTAAAATTAAATGCTTCTGAGCCTGAATAGCCATATTGAAAGACGACTTGATTAAAGCATACTCCTTTGATTCCACATTAGTTTCAAATGTTTCATTCTTACCAAAAAAATCAATCCATTCATAAGTAGTTTTCTCTTTGCATCCTATTTTTATAGTCTTAATATAGACTACAATTCGCCATTTACAATATGAATTAATTAAAACGCCTTTAACTCTCTGGTCGCCTTCAACTCTCTGGTCGCCTTCAACTATCTGGTAGCTTTCAACTATCTGGGAGCCTTCAACTATCTGGTCGCCTTTAACTATCTGGGAGCCTTCAACTCTCTGGGAGCCTTCAACTCTCTGGTCGCCTTTAACTATCTGGGAGCCTTCAACTCTCTGGTCGCCTTCAACTCTCTGGTCGCCTTTAACTCTCTGGTAGCTTTCAACTATCTGGGAGCCTTCAACTATCTGGGAGCCTTTAACTCTCTGGGAGCCTTTAACTCTCTGGGAGCCTTTAACTATCTGGTCGCCTTTAACTATCTGGTCGCCTTTAATATATAGATTTTTACATTCTATCGAACCTGTGACAATTAAATTTGCCTCCAAATAAATATTATCATTAGGGAAAATGATATCTCTACCTTCCTTGAAATCAATTACTTTGTATTCGATTCCGTATATAGTTTTAGTCTTCATGCTTCTTATTTTTAAAATATCGTTTCACTATCTCGTTTACTTGATCGGCTTAAAACATAAACTATCAACAAGGTTATTAACCTGCTCTTTTGCTTCTTTGTAAATATATTTATAAGGAAGTTTTTCACTCATTCCATATTCTAATGCCTGAACGGCTCGATTTTCTACAACGCTAATAAACCCTAATTCTTGAACTGTTGCTAAATCCCTTAAAGGTTTACCCTCTTTTACTTGAACGAGTAGCTCCAGGGCTTTATTAGTCATCTTTGTAATGTTTGAATAATAGAACTTAGCATTTTTACTACCTTGATTAGTCGCATAATCAACAAACAACTTAATCATATCCGCTTCAACTAATCTAGTTTTAATTCCATGCTCGCGCGCACTTAACCAAGTTGCATTTTGATGATTTAAAAGAGCTTGCTTCATTAAAGAAAAAGCCTCAATAATTGAATCTTGCACTTTTTCGGCTTTCTCATATCCTTTTAAATGCATTGCAAGCTTCATATAAGCTTGTTCATTCAACTCATACATTTTAAATGTTCGGTTCATCTTATTTGTAAACTTTGTCTCAATGAACTTTTGAGGGAATTTCAATGGGCTGGCCAGCCCATTGTTTTTCTGCCTTAAAACAATTACATCTATAGTTCTTAATAGATCCTTATGAACAACACCTAACATTTCAGCAATTATTTTAGACGTTGTATAAACTTCCTTTTTATTTATATGAACAATATCTGTTTTCATAATGTAAATATACAACATTATTTTACAATAGTGCTATATATTATTTATAATAAACAAAAACCCCCGATACAATTAAGCATCGGGGTGGCATCTTAGAACCAAAAAACTAAGAGCACTTTTCCATCAAAGCAATGGCCTTGTTTGATCTCTCATATATCAACTGGCTTCCAATATCTATTTGATCTATTGTTAAGCCTAGTGGTATTATTCTATCTCTGTATTCTTTTAGCTCTTTGAGCATTCCTTTTTCTGAAAATATACTAATTAAATCTATACTTTGCAGTATATCATTCCTCTCTATTAATTGGTCTATTGCGTCCATGGTTGTATTGTTTAGTTTATTGATATATACGCAGGTAAGTAGAAAAGGTTACATATGCCTATCATATTCACGAATAGGAAAAATAATCACACTTAGAATAAAAAAAACTATACCAAGTACAATTGAAAATAATTCTCTAGCAACAGAACCCTCTATAGTGTCGTACATGTAAGTAGTTAAATAAATAAATGACAAAAATATTATACACATTATTGCCGTTATAAATTTTTTCATTTTTCTACCTTTTTAATCGTTTATAAATATGATTTTCACAACACTCATGTTTTGTTATACTGCTATAGTATAACTCTTTTATCAGAGTGTCTTTTTCATTTTTGTCGAGCCTTGCGCAACAATTACAGATAGGCTTATCAAAGCCCTTGCATTTTTTTAGGTTAACCATTTATTTTGTTTTTAAGTTGTTTTTTCTTGAATGCTTTGTCGTAAGTGTCAATAAAATAGAATAGCTCAGATCTGTACTCATTAGCAAAGCAAAATTCGGGTAAATTTCGCAATAAATACATAAGATCATTTAGAAATCTATTAGCAGTCTCGTAACTATTCCGGGCCTCATCATTAGGAATAAAATACATTTTACTGCAATTTTTCAAATGCTGAAATATGCATGTGTCTGGACAAATACGATCGAAGGACATTAACCCTGTAGGACAATCACAAATAAATGTTTTGATTCCTGCCTTAATCCTATTACTAGGCTTTAAAAAGTGTGGTTGTATGCTTATGGAGTAGGAGTTGTCAATCATTTTTTGAATAAGCGTCAAGACCTCCTGTTTGCTTTCTTTGAATAACGCCAGGGGTAATTTGGTTTCAATAGTGTTCATTTCTTTTTCATTTTTTAAGTGTAAATAGGTTAATAGAGCGTATAAGATTATTAAAATAATTAGCAGAATTAAGAAACCTTGATTTGTCATTTTAAGATAGTTTATTTGAACGATCTATTTTGAGTTGTGTATTTGTATTACTTTTAGGTTTGGTGTTCAATATGGCGCTATTACAGAGTAAATAGGAAGGTGTTTTAGTTTGCTTTAATATCCAATGAGTAGATATTTCGAAAACAGATGGATTAATACCCATTAAGGAAAAATATAAACTCATCAACTCAATTTTTCTATTTGAGATGTTATTTGTATGAACTACCTCAAATATGGCAGAGAGTCCAGTAGTTGAATAAATACAAACGTCAGGAACAAAAAAGACTATTCCATTTGTACAGGCGTGTTCTTCATATCTTATTGATATTGGATTTTCGATACCAAATATATCAGGTGATTCATCAAACCACTTTCCTAAAGTTTCTTTAGATGTTCTGTGATAATAACTTTCATTCGCAGCCTTATCTCTTGCTTTTTGTATTAATTCGCCTATTTTCTCCATTAAAACGGTACTTTTGTTTGTGGCTCAATCCAATCATTAGCATTGGATTCTAAATCATTATTTATTGAAATGTCTGAAATTTCATCTTGAGTGACCCAATTTTCGTTATCAAATTCAATAATTACTCCCTCAGCACTTTCTGGATCACCAACCGCATCAGATAGACGGCCATTATTAATATTGTACTTAAACCATGAATCTTTATTATTTTCCCCTAAGTGGGCAAATTTTACTTTTAAAGTTCTAATTAAAGTTAATTCAAAATCATAATTACGCGAAACAACTAAACCATGATGGCACATGTCATAAAATTCTCCCCCTCCTTTGACATCATAGAAATCTGGTACGGCTCGTTTCCCGTTATCCAATTTATTCATTTTAACAGGATGAGCTACCAATATGACTAAAACATCATATTTAGTTGCAAAATCATTTATAAGCTCTAAATACTTATTCGTATAATCATTCGTCCTATTGCCTGAGATACTTTCAACATCTCCTTTAAACTTTATTTTATTGAATGGATCTAAAACTAGTATTCTTATTCCTTTCCTAAATACAAGCTCTTCAGCCTTGAGTAATACTCGCTCCAAGTCATAACCATTTTCTAAATCGATCATGTAAAAATTATTCTGCACAAAATCCTCGCATAATTCAAATGATTTATTAAAATGGCTCTCTTTAGTTGGTGCTATGCCTGAAAGCTTGCGTACTAATTTTTGGTGATGTAAGTGATTAGGTTTATTTTCCACGCTTGCAAATGCTGTTTTATAGCCACTTTTCAAAGCATAACCTAAGACCATTTGGTCTACAACCTCGCTTTTGCCAGAGTTATGTACCAGTATTTTATCTGTGTTTGTACTTAAATAAAAATTGTGATTATTCTCAACCTCTATATCATACACATGTTGGTTTTCTATAATCTCAACGCTTTTAATGTCTTTAATGTCTATAACAGATGCTTCCATGTCTTGCCTCTCACTATTTGTTTAATAACATGCACTTTAACCCCATATTCTTTAGCTAGCATAGGTTTTGTTGTAGCTCCTTTAACTCTACCTCCTAGCCTACCATATGTATATTTAGAACGAATCTCTAAAACCTCTTTATCAGTTAGCTTTGTTGCTGGATTTAATTCCCCTTTTACTGATGATAATCCTATTTTATAGGAGTGTTTTAAATTTTCTGACGCTGTACACCATTCCAAGTTATCAACTCTATTGTCATACTTGACCCCGTTAATATGGTTAACTTGAGGTTTATTATTTGGATTTGGAATGAATGTTTTTGCTATAATTCTATGAACCTTAATAGTGCGTGTATTTCCTGAATCATCTTTTAGCATTGTCCGTAAATAGCCACAATTATCTAAAGCCGGCTTAATAATTCTTTCTAAACCTGTATTCTTCCAATTAAATGTTTTTAGCTCGCCATCTGTTGACGCTTCATATAATCTGTAATCAGGTATTTTCTTCCATGTCTTCATGACCTATAAATTAAATTTGTCTAAAGATAATAATAATTCTTTGATTTTCACATACGATGTTCCATTATAAAACCTATGGTTTTCAGTACATTCTATTATTGTTCCATCCTTCATGGTTAACCTGTATATCTTATCATTAGTATTTTTATTTACTAAGGCATTAACAACTGCATTATATTCATTTAACTTCTTGTTTTCATTATAAGAAAGAACTTTATCTCCTTTTTTTAATTTTGATATTTTTTTGACTCCATCGCAGGTAATTATTTTTTGATTAGCAGTAAAACATGATGGAATTCCCGTCACTAATATTGTTTGCGATGTATTAGTGCTGAAATTTTCATCTAAACCTCCTAGGTTGCCTGTAATTAACCCCCTTGGCATACCATTTAAAAAGAAATCCCGGACTTTTTCTTTGCAGTCGTTGTAAGTGCTTACATTCTCTAAAGGTAGCTCTATATGGTTTTCTAAGGCTTTTTTTAATTCATCAGATCCGTATTTTATTAAAAAATCATTTGAGTCTTTGCAATCCTTAAGATCAACCACATAACATTTATGTCCTCCAAATCTTCTAATAAATTCTTTCTTGCCGTTATCACCGGGTGTGTCATTATCAAAAGCAAGTATTAGTTTTTTAGCTTTTACAAAATGCTCGACATCATTATTCAACCAATCTAAATTAACATTGCCTTTTGCGGTAAACCCATTTGGAGGACTGCAAACATTATGAATACCACATTCCATAACAGCCAAAACATCTGGCTCACCTTCGACACAGTATATTATTTCTTGACTTTGAATATTGTCAAGATTATATGTAATTCTCTCAGCCTCTTTGAATAATTTAAAGTTTTTGTCTCCTGACCTGTATTTAACATCAACTATTTGGCCATTTCTGAAATAAGGAAATTGAATAGTATTTTTCTTTTTCCACTCCCCTTTGTGGGGCATGCTTTCCAAACCTTCGCCAATTTTCATAAGCCTTAACACAAATTGGCTTATTTTTCTTTTTTCAAACCACTTAACAACATCATCACTTAGTTTTGTGCTGTTTTTCCAAACTGGTATTTTATAATTATTTGAGTTTGATTTTCGTTTAAAACTATGTAATTGAACTACTTCGCCACAGTGGGAGCATTTTGCTATTCCTGTATCCCAAAAGACAGATAAACATTTTTGTGTTTTCTTTTTTCTTTCAGCACTACACAAGGGGCAAGTATAATATTTAACACCCTCTGGTATGTTGTGAACATTGTATCTCTCTATTTGAAACCCGTTTAGCTGCATTCTGTTATGTCTTCAATGGTAACTCCATAATTTTTGCAATACATATCTTTTGCCTGTTCTTCTGATTCTGCAAAGAAATCTTTTGATACGTTAAACCTACTCTTTACAAAGTATTTTTTTAACTTGTTATTTGTTATTACGTTTTTCTTATCAGTTTTAGGAATATACGTGATAGTGTTAGATAGCTTTGATTTCCAATTTTTTATTGCCTTATTATTACCATCCTTCCAATCGTTTTCAATCCATGAATCATACTTGTTTCGTAAAGCCTTTAAATCAATAAAAGGCTCTTTTGATATAGCATGATTTTTAAACTCATCAAAAGCGGGTATATTTTCTTTTTGATTTTTAGAAATAATTTTTTCTAAACGCTCTATTTGTTCTTTGTTTAATTGTTCCTTGTTTAATTGTTTAATTATACTGTCTATGCTTTGCCCTATGCTTTGCCCTATGCTTTGCCCTGTGCTTTGCCCTGTGCTTTGCCCCTTGGATTCTGTTTGCTTTGTCGCATGGGTTATGAATGCTTTGTCTAGTGCTTTGCCGTTTTTTGTAGGGGCGTTTATTGATATAATATTAGCTGAATATTGGTTTTTTGACTTCTGAATTAATGTAAAAAACCCCCAATCAACCAAATCGTTAAAATACCTAATATAAGTTTGATGTTTTTTTATACCTAATGCGTCCATTGTCATTTGAGAAGGAAATCCGAATTTTCTCTTCCATCCTAATCTATTGCAATGCTCTATAGCAAATAAATAAATAGCCGAATGAGAAGGGTTTATTTTTTCTGGGTTCTCAAAGCAGTAGTCAAACCAACACCTAGATAATTCATAGCTATTCATTTTTAAACCCTTCATTTGTTAATGAATAATTTAATTCATCATTAAATTCAAGCCCATTAATTCCATATTTATATGTGTAATTTGATAAGAAGTTTTCACCAAACTCGCTACAATAATCATTAAGTATATCTGGTAGATAACAGAAAGAAGAATTTAAATCTAAATCCTTGCCTATTAATGTTATATGTAATGAATAACTATTAATTCCTCTTTTTTCTATGTATTTTTTAATGCCCTTTACATATCTAACAGCCTGTAAGAAAGCACTAATGCCTATTTTATCTTTTTTAAGCTCGTATACTGTTATTTTTAAGTACGGATATATACTATTAGCCCCGTCAATATACGACCTGTCAACCTCTACTATATCGGCTGTCCCGTAATTGCCTATTCTTAATTGTCTTAGTAATTTACCATAAATTGGTAATCCTTTTTTCTGAAGCAACTCCTTATCAGATTTATAGATGATTTCTTCCAAATCTTTTTCTAAAAAATTCATACGTTCCGTATTTAAACTAAAAAAGCTCCTAAAAACAAAAACCCGAGGCTCCCCACGTTGTCGAAACGTACCTCGGGTAATTGTGTTTAAAAGCTATGTATGTGAATTATTTTCTATCATTTAGGGAGTTGTTTAATACGTTTCGACAAAACAAATATACTAATATTTCGGCAACCTTTCAAGTTCTTTTTGATAAATAGATAGCATTCTCATACGGGCCATGTTGTAAATTACCAAATCGTGCATCCATTTTGCTTTCAGCTCCGGGAAGTATTGGCCCGGAAAACCATTAATACTATCTGTTGTAAGCTTCATTTTTAGCTCAAATGAGCCAACAGCATCAGCGATTAAATTAAGTTTTTCAACTTGATTTTTAAGTTCCTTAGCTGTTATTAAAAATTTGTCCATGATTTTTAAATTAATATGTTGCAATTTTTTGAGCGTAGGTGCTGGGTGTTTTTCACCTGTTAATATCTCATAAAGTATTAAATACTGATCTTCTGTTTTTATATGCATTAAAGGGAATTCCCCCTCTCCATATTCTTCCAAATAAACAACGCCGTCCCTAACTATTGAAGTGAATTCTTCTGCAAAAGTGAACATATCGCCCTCGTATTTTTCCAATCCCATTGTAATTAAATTTATACCCTCCGCACGCTTACTTTGGGCGGTTAACATCCCAATTAAAGATGCAAGTATGTATATTAAAAACATTACCATTACGAATGTTGCGATACTCGCTAGTAGAGCTTTAAGTGCTTTTTTAGTTGTCTGGTTCATCTAAGGTAATTTTGTGCCAAATACAAATAGGTACGCTTATAATGCTATCATCAAAGGATCTTAATTTAATAAAATTAATGCCTCTGAAACACATGAATTCACATTTCAAAACCCTATCATCTAATTTAAGATAGACTTTTTTGTGGCTATTCTCAGGAAGCTTTCTTAAATACTTAATTGTTTCTGATTCCATAATTTTAGTTTTTTAGTAAAATGGCCCCGGATCTCACCCCGGAGCCGTGGAACTAAACCTACTGACCTGTAACAACCAACATGCTTTTAATGGTTATTGATAAATCACAGATAGAGTTGGGTAAATTTCTGCAATTTTTTCAATTTCTTGCAAAATCAAAGTATCCGATTCCTTATCTATATACTCTTTTGCCATTGGAGAAATCAAATAGCACTGATAATTAGAAGAAATACAAACTTCAACATCAAAAGAAACTTTTTCATGATTTTTAATTATTGGCATTTGGAGAGTAAATATTTCCGGTATATTTATTTCAATTACTTGTTGCTCCATAGCCTCTTTTTTACTACCCCTCAAATCATCGTATTTCTCAACTTCTGTTTTAACTTTCAACACAAACTGTCTAAGTTGAGAGCTCAACTTCATGCCCTCAGCAGGATCTTTAAAGCAAGATCTATTCATTTTTATGAAATCTGCAAGCTCTGTTGTGCTTACTAGTTCTTTTGAATCTAAAATATCGGTATTAATACCCCATTTTACAAAATCAGGATTTAGTGTTATTTCGGATTCAATAGAGTTATTAAAAAAACTATTATAATCAATATCTAACCTCATGAAAAGGTTAGACTTATTAACAATTAGAACGCATTTTTTAGGGTCTATTTCGTTGAAAGATATAAAGTTGCATACAGACCTTATATCCCCTTTGAATTTAAATACTCTTGGCTCTCTCGCTGGAATAGCCTCCCCACTCCTTAAAGTTAGTTCAGCACAACCTTCTGGTAAGATAATTTTATTTTCCATTTGAATTTATTGTTAAGTTGTTAGTATTTATTCGTTAGTGCCTGTTTTACGTGCTTCCATTTGAATTGTTTTCTGAAACTCTGAGGGTTTCATTGGTCTTTGATGTATTAAAGTACCTTCAGAATTATAGTAAGCAGCAACTCTGCTTTCTGGATCTAACAAAATAAATGCTTCACCCCGGATGAATTCGCCTCTTTGCTTAATATTTGTTAAAGTAACTTTAAGGCTGTCTTTTAAAGGCTTCATTTTATCTGTAAACTCTGCTTTCAATTCTGCATATTCATCTTGAATTTGGCTCAATTCAATGCTTACCTCTGAAAGCTCATCTTTAACCTCAATCAATTCATCAGAACTAAACAATCTCAAATAAGGGAATGATTTCTCAACATGGTCTGCTGTATCAACTAATATTTGTCTTCTTTTTTCCCTAGGTTGATCCTGAAGGATTTTTTCATCAATGTTATTCATGGTTTTTATTTTTTAATGATTAATTTCATCTTGAAGCCCTTTTGATGGCTTAATAACAACCTTTTTATAGGCCGGCATCATAAAAGACTTATTTTTTGAAATATTCCGAACCAGTTTTCCCTTCCTATCTACTGCTTTGATAGTGCCTAAACTTCTAAAATAGATTTCTTCGCCGTTAATTAACGCCGTACGCATCTCTTCGATTGCCAACTCTAACATTTTAGCAATTTCAGATTTGTCAAAATCAGTTTTTAAATTAATTCTTTGTACACATTCTTTTCGTGTCATAGTTGTTTGTTTTTAGTTAAAAATTGAGCTCTCATGGAGCCTTATTAATTTACTGTTTTCTCCTTTATTTTTGTAAAAAAAGCTTCTTGCTTGTTGCTCTGATAAATGGCTGTTAATTGCCCATCGTTGATATGCAAAGCCTCCTTCAGCTTCAATAGCTTCTATCTTATCGTATACCGTATCTTCATCGTAGTTGTGCTCTAAAGCATATAGATTATAATTAGATGCTGTTATGCCTTCTAAATGGCAAGTATCAGTACAATGTATAATCTTGTAGTCGTCTTTAAAAATCCTGTACCCAAAATTTTGCACATCATGATAAAGAGTGATAGGTATTATTTTAAAAGCTACGTAATCATAAGTTTTCCCAGCCTCCAACACATCAATATTCCTAACCCCCTCCAAAAAAGGCAGCATCCATTCGCCACAGGTCACCCGGATAGATGGTCTTTCGAGCTGTATTTTTTTAATGGAGGCAATATTTAAATGGTCATGGTGCTCATGAGTTAATAAGATAATCTGCATGTCAGATAAAAAAGGCTCTATCATTGAAAAATTAACACCCATATCTACAACAATAGAGTTGTGATAGATAACACAATTACCCTTAGAACTAGAGGCGATTATTTTATATGTCATTTACTAAATTTTTACAGTTTTCCCCTCTGTGTTTTCAGACTGATCAATTAACTTGGCATCAGCAACACCCCTAGGTTCATCTACTGACTGAATCGTTTCACCATCATTTTCACCTAGATCTAACCCTGTTAGATATTCATAAAGCATTTTCTTCCCTCGTCTTTCGGCTTTGCCTTTTAGTTGGTCGTAACTTGAATAAGCATTTTTAGGGACTAAAGCCATCATTACAAATGAGCTTTTTTCACCTCTATATTCATAATTTATCTTAATGCTTATTTCTGCAAATTTAGCCGTATCAGGACTTGTGTCTGGACCAAAATTAAGAATGTATTTCGCCTTTATCTTTTTTAATAAAGCTGTAAAACCTTCTTTTGTTGGATACATTTTATCAGAGATAATGTTCATCTGATTAAAAGTTGGTAATAAACCAAATGCTGCTGCATCTATAATTGCATCCCTCACAATAGCTATTGAATACAGAGGTTTTATTTTACCCTGCTTATTCGGCTTTCCGTTTCGATCTGTTGCGAATCCGATTTTTGTATTCATTAACGGCATGAATACGTCTTTCATTATGTCATCCGTTAAAAGTTCACGTAATGTTTTTACGACAATAACGGCATCAAATGCAGCCCCGGCATTTTGTGCTATTGTTAATCCTTCTGCGCTGTTGCAGACTAATTCAAATTTCTTCTGAGCATCTTCATATTTTGCTACATTTGCCATACTATAAGTTTTTATAAGTTAAATTGTTATCTAAAAAGTATTGTTTCATTTTCATAAGCTGGGAAAGAGTGCCGGATATCTGCCATTTTACATTGACTGTCTCCTCTTTTTTCTCCTCTACCGGAGCTTGTAACGGCGGTGCAACTTTTGGAGTTTTTATAGGCTCCTTAAATTCTGCCTTTTTTTGTTCTGGTTCTTTTTTCTCCTCTATTGCAACGCTTTTAATTTTCTCGTCAAACTCAATTACAATAGTTTCAAAAACTTCTTTTTCAACATCCTTCACCTTGTCCCATACAACATATATGTCATTTGAATATACATAGGTTCCCGTGTCTTTGTCTGGCACCATTTTAATGCTTTGAAGCACTTTAGAGCGTCTCAAGTATTCTTTTTGCTTCTCCCTTTCTAACTCTTCTTTCTCGCGTTCTTTTCTAATAAGTACGTCTGTAATAGCTTTTGAAGCCTTGAGAGTTTCTTTATATTCGACCAATATTTCAACGCTGAATTCCTGACTTTCGATCAATTCCAAGTCATCCTTAACGCCTAACACGAAATCATTGCATTGTTGTTTATAAGCTTTTTCTGTAATGGATAATTTAATATCCAAATCCATAGCCGAAAACTTAAGGAAGTCGATTTTTTCAGAGGCGCAAAGCTCATCAAAGTAAGCTTCTATATTAGCCTTTTTTTTATCTTTGATTTTTTCCTCAATAGAGCTTATTGAGCCCTTTAAAGTGTCAACAGCATTTTTGTACTTATCTGCTATTTCAATTTTATAAAGGTTCTCAAATTCTGTGTAAGGACTATTAAGCTCTTTTTTAATGAACTTGCGTTGTTCTTCATAGTTAGTTATTTCTTTTGTTAAATCGGCTCTAAGGGTTTTTAAAGATTTAACGTTCTCTTCGGTCGCGACAAGGTTTTTAATGCCTAACGCTTTCAACCTAACTGTAACTTCAGCACCAATCTCTTTCAATTGGTGTTTAATTACTGGCTTTTGTACTAATTCCATTTTGTTCATAAGTTGTTTATTTAGTTGATACTTACAAATGTAAGTAACTTTTTAATCAATAACAAATATTTTTTGATCGTCAAAAATATACTCTTCAATAGGTCTATTCATCCAACTACAAATACCAGCTATATCTTTGATTTTTGGCGTTTCGTTATTTGTTAAAATGCCATGTAACGTTATCCGGGTAATGTTTATAGATTCAGATATTTCCTTAAAAGTTATGTGTCTCGATTCATTGATTTCTCTACTTCTTTTTTCTATGTTAAAATCATTCCTGAATTTTGTTCTATTAAATATCATAACGTTTATCTTATTAATTCCTGATTTAATTTAGCCGGAATATATTTTTCATTACATATAGTTAAGGCTTCGATCTCGGCGAACTCAACATCCTTGACCATGTTGTATATAGTGCGCTCTGAAGGTTTGGCTATTTTCGCAAAATCCCTTATTGATTTTAGTTGCAATTCTTTGCAA